TGACCTTGCGCCAGCGCATCACCGACTCTTATCTGGTGAACTTTGCCGCGTCCATCAACAGTTAAGGAGACAATGACTCATGGCACTTCCTAAAAAATTGAAATACCTGAACCTGTTTAACGACGGTAACAGCTACCTCGGCCTTGTCTCTTCCCTGACCCTGCCGAAACTCACCCGCAAGCTGGAAAACTATCGCGGCGGCGGCATGAGCGGTTCAGTCGCGGTGGATTTCGGTCTGGATGACGATGCACTGACGCTGGAATGGTCTATCGGCGGTCTGGATGAACTGGTTCTGCAACAATGGGGCAGCGTTTCCGATATCCCGCTGCGCTTTGCCGGTTCCCTGCAACGCGACGATACCGGTGATGTGTCAGCGGTCGAAGTGATGATGCGCGGCCGTCACAAGGAGTTTGATTTTGGTGAATATAAGCAAGGTGAAGACACCGAAACCAAAGTCACCACCCAGTGCACCTACTTCAAACTGACTATCGACGGCAAGCAGCTGATTGAGATCGACACCGTCAATATGGTGGAAATCGTCAATGGCGTTGATCGCCTGGCGCAACACCGCACCGCGCTCGGCCTGTAATTCCCCCTCCCAGAGCCGGCAGACATTGCCGGCTTCACTTGTGCTTAAACAGGAAAACGCATGAGCCAGACTGACAACAACAACACCGTGATTCTGGATGTGCCGCTAAAACGTGGCGACACCGACATTACTGAAATCCAGGTGACCAAACCGACGGCAGGCAGCCTGCGTGGCATCGGGCTTGCCGCGCTGGCGAATGCCGACGTCGATGCGCTGATCACGCTTTTGCCCCGCATCACTTACCCCAATCTCACCAAAGAAGAGTGCTCACGCCTGGAACTGCCTGATCTGATCGCGCTGGCAGGCAAGGTGATTGGTTTTTTATCACCGAAACCGGCGGAGTAACGCTCTCCCCCCGCCTCACCGTGGATGATCTGATGGCTGACATCGCGGTGATTTTCCACTGGCCGCCGTCCGAAATGGACGGCATGTCGCTCACCGATCTGTTGAGCTGGCGCTATAAGGCATTGCAACGCAGCGGAGTAAAAACAGATGAGTAATGTCGAACAATTACCCACGACGTTGGGGAAAATAAATAAACAGCTGAAATCGCTGAAAGCGGCCACGGCGAACGCCTGGCAGACGTTTACCACGCTGCCGAAGAAAAGCTTATACAACGCGATGTCAGAAGACATCAGCGACGTTATCTGGGAACTCAGATCTTTAGATAATCAGTCACGCCCGCTGGCGCATTTCCTGAAACCGCATGTTGAGCTGTCGGCGGGAGATCCGGAGTCAGTTAAACCCGCCAAACCGGTTAATCAATACGCGTCCGAGCGCAGGAGCGCGGAAAGTATTTCGGCTGGGCGCCGGGCCGTTGTTGAGCAGAAAGGCATGGAACCTGGCGAGCAGTTTACACATCGCGAGGAAATTATCGGGCAACTGAAATCGGCCAGCTCAGACGCCATCAGCTTCGCCCTGCCTCAGCTGGAACTGGCAAAAAACTTTCTCAAACCCGGCGCGGATCTGCAAGTCAGCCTTTCTGAGCTTCAGTCGGTGCTGGGCCTGCAAAAAGAAGATCCGCGCGTTGCGGCGTTGCGTCAGCAAAGTCTGTCGATGGCGACATCAGGTCATTCACCGGCGGACGTGGTGGCCGCGCAGAAAAAGTTAGCGGATAGCGGGCTCGATGCCAATCAGGTTCTGGCACAGACGCCGGGGGAACTCAACGGTTCAACGCCGGCGGCACAAACGGCCATCACCGTAAAAGGTGACAACCTGGACGGCGACATAACCAAACTCTTTGCCACCTGGGACACGCTGCGCATCAATCTCTTCGAAGGGCAAAGTGCGGCGCTGCGCGATCTCACACAAACCGCCACTCAATGGCTGACCACGCTCAATACCTGGATCACCGATAATCCTCAGCTGGTCAACGCGCTGCTCGGTATGGCGCTGGGGATCACCGGAGTGATTGGCGGGCTGGGTTCGCTCGGCATGGCCATCGCCCCGGTACTCAGCGGCGTTAACATGATGATGGCTGGCACCGGATTGCTGGGCACCGTCTTCACCAGCACCGGTGGCGTGATCGCTGCCGCGTTTACCGCTATCGGATTGCCGCTGTTGCCGGTCATCGCGTTGATTGCAGGGATTGGGATTGCGGTGGTGAAACTCTGGGAGCCGATCAGCGCCTTCGTCAGCGGAATGATCGCCGGATTCAGTTCAGTCATGGGGCCGTTAAGTAATGCCTTTGCGCCCTTTAAATCGGCCCTCAGCTGGATTACCGATCTTCTGGCACCCATCAAATTCACTCAGGACGAGCTGAGTGGCTACACCGATATCGGCAAATTGGTCGGGGCAGCCATCGGTGAAATTTTCGTGACGCTGAATAAAGCCGTGTCTCAAATCGGTGAAGTATTTAACTGGGCGCGTAAAAGTGTCGATTCCGTGCTTAACATTTTCAGCAGCGACAATGACGAACAGACAGAAGCTCAAAATCCGCCTGCTGCGTTTAATCCCGCTTTATCGGCGACGGGCGGCACACTCAGCCTGTATCAACCGGCCAAAGCCAGCGTGGCGAATAGCCTGACGGATAATCGGACCACCACGATGAATGTCAGTTTCACTGCCACACCGGAAACGGATTATCAGCAAATTCAGAGCTTTATTACCCGGACGCTCAACGAGCGCGACTGGAATAACGAAAATGCGCAACACAGTGTGTTTGATAATGGAGGGTTCTACTCATGATGATGTCGCTGGGCTTATTTGTATTCAAATTAAGCTCCCTGCCCTATCAGAATATTAACCATCAGGTGAATTACAACTGGGGCGAAAATGCTCGTTTTGGTCAGCGGGCGGTTTCACAGTTTCTCGGTTTGGGTCAGGAGAAGTTGACGCTGAAGGGCCAGCTGTTACCGGAGCTCACCGGGGGAGTGCGGTATCTGCAGGCATTGCAAAGTATGGCGGACTCGGGCCGTGCGTGGCCTCTTATTGAAGGTACCGGCACCATTTATGGCATGTTTATCATTGAGAGTCTGGTCAAGGACAGCGGCGAATTCAATACCCGCGGTCAGGCGCGCACTATTACTTTTACCCTCAACTTAAAACGCGTCGATGAATCCCAGGCGGCAATGTTTGGCGATCTCCTCGCTCAGGCCGAGGGCTTATATAACAAGGCGAGTTCGGCAGTCAGCAGTGTTATTGCAGGAGTCTAAACCATGCTTACGGATCTTCAGTTGCCCGCCGGCGCACGCATCGCCCCGGTGTTTACCCTAAAGATAAAAAATAAGGTCCTGGAAGAGAATATCACTGAGCGGGTGATCAATCTGACGGTGACTGATTACAGTGGCTTTGCTGCAGACACCCTGACGCTGACGTTTGACGACGGCGACCGGCAGCTGGAGATGCCCGCCAGAGGTACCGTTTTGCACCTGCATATGGGGTGGTCTAAACAGGCTTTATACGATTGTGGTTATTTTACGGTGGACACCGTCACCCATTCCGGAAGCCCTGACAGAATCGCCGTCACTGCCCGCAGCGCAGATTTTCGTGGCTCATTTGAAACCAAGCGGAGTCAGTCTTATGACGACTATACGCTGGGCGCGATCGTCAGAATTATCGCGAGCCGCAATAATTTTCCTCTGCCGGTTATCGATCAGGATCTCGATAATATTCCGATCCCGCATATTGATCAGACGGATGAAAACGATGGCTACTTTCTCACACGACTGGCACAAAACTACGGAGCCCAGGCAACGGTCAAAAATGGCTCGATCCTGTTTTTTAAACCTTTTACTGGCCGGACAGCATCCGGGCAGGCGTTGCCATGGAACACGCTGGTGCGCAGCGATGGTGATTCCCACACGTTTAAACTGGTTGATACGCTGGCCTATGAGAGCGTAAAAGCCCAGTGGCATGATGTGAAGAAAGCAGCAACGACGAGCGTAGCGCTGAAACGGACATCAACGCAGACTTCAAACTCGCAAAAGCAACATCCTGCATCGGTAACGCCTTCAGCTGAATTAGATACGCCAGCCAAAGAGGAGACAAAAAGCTATATCGCAGGGTCAGGTAATAAAGTTCTGCTGCTAACGACCCTGTATCCCGATGAACAATCTGCCAGGCGTGCAGCGGATTCCGTCTTCAATCGAATCCAGACAGAATCTTCAACTTTCAGCATAAAACTGGCGCTGGGGCGCGCCGATCTCAGCGCACAAATGCCGGTGACCGTGCAGGGTTTCAAGGATGTCATAGACCGCCAGCGGTGGGTGATTAACTCAGTCGTGCATAATCTCAATGAGAAAGGATTCACCACCACCTTGAATTTGAAGGTTTACACCGCGGATATTACTTATCAGTCTTCCACATCAGCATTATAAACTTGCTTTTGCGAGTTTATAGATTCATAATCACCTCATCGCCTAACTGTCATGCCGGAGGTTTTTATGATGCATTGCCCGCTTTGTGGAAAAGTCGCCCACACACGTTCAAGCCGTTATCTGAGTGAATCAACCAAAGAACGGTATCATCAGTGTCAGAATATTCAGTGCAGTTGCACGTTTGCCACACATGAGTCCGTCGCCAGGGTTATCTCTAAACCCAGTGGAAACCAGCCATCTGCGGCATAGTCAATTTGTCGTCACTGATGCAAAAAAAAGGGGTTAGCCGATGGCTAACCCCTTGTTCTATATTAACTAGTAGATG